ATGGCGAAAGAACGGCGTCGGAAGGCAGCAGGGGCAGCAGCGGCAAAGTGATCTGTACTGGGCGACAACGCCAGGGCAAACGTGATGACGCCACAATGGATGCCGACAAAAAGTTTGGCGAAAATGTGGCACAGAATGATCCGCATACAATGATTGGCTACCACTGCTGGGCGCTGCCAATTGTTCGCCAAATGCGCAAATCGAAAATCATTACTTTTATCGTTTCTCTGCTGGCTTTGCCTTGGGCGCGAGAAATGTATTTCCGGCAAACAGGCAACGGTCGCGGATCGTATCGCGGTCGAGTGTTGATGGCCTTTGGCATTCCTGTTTGCCGTTTCATAGGGCGTCGCCGTTCGCGCGGCTGGTTTCCGCCCTTTAGGGATTAAAAAATGAGAACAACCTACGTTTTTTTAGACGGCAAGATTGTTGAAAAATCTCAGCCGAAAGCCTCCGCACGCCTGTCCATAATGCGCGATATAGACAGCTACAAAAGCATCGTGACGGGTGAAGAAATCACTTCGCGGTCTTCTCACCGCGAACATCTCCGACGACACAATCTTGTGGAAATCGGCAACGAGCAACAGACAAATTTCAACCTAGAAAGGGATTAAAATGTCCGACGAAGTTGACAGCACTCCGGTAGCGGAGCCAGCGGGCGAACAGCAGCCACAAAGCGTGCGGGAAAGCATTGTTGCCGCTCTCAATAATCGTGAAATTGATGAGCCTGATGTTTCCGAAGAGGCCAATGAAGAAGTAGAGGAACTGCCTGAAGCGCCCATTGCGGCTGCAAGCGATGATGAAGCGGACGAGCCAGACGCCGATGATTCTGACGACGAGGTAGAGGGCGAGGCAGATGAACCAGCAGATTTGGTTGCCGCCCCTGAACATTGGTCGGCAGAATTTAAAGAAGGTTTTGAAAGCCTGCCTGACGAAGGTCGGCAGATGTTCCTTGACCGCTACAAAGATATGGAGCGCGACTATACGCGCAAGACCCAAGAGATTGCCGATATCCGCCGACGCGCGGCTTCAATCGAAGAAGTTATTACGCCCTTTAGAGACGAATTTTCACGCGCAGGAATGGATGACGCGGGAGCAGTTCGCCAGCTATTAGGAGCGCACAAATTTTTGCGAGAGAGTCCACAGCAAGCAATTGCCTGGCTCGCGCAAAACTATGGAGTAGACATAAATGGTCTCGGTGCTACCGAGCAGCCAGAAGATGACTACACCGACCCGCAGGTAGTTCAACTCAGAGATCAAGTTTCTCAGTTACAAGGCTATTTGCAAAACCAACAGAACCAGCAGCAACAGGCTGCGGTTGTGGATACTCAGCAAACTATTGACAGCTTTGCTAACGCAACGACCGACGATGGTGCCGTGGCGCATCCGCATTTTGCGGCTGTGCGCACAACGATGGGCGGACTCATCCAGTCGGGCGTAGCGACAGACATGAACGCAGCTTACGAGATGGCGGTCTACGCAGACCCAGAACTACGGAGCAGCTTGATCGACCTACAGGCCGACAAGGTTCAAGCAAAAGCAAAGCAGGCCGCAAACGTGCGCAAAGCAAAACGAGCGCAGCGGTCAAACGTCAAAAGCAGCGGTGTCCCGGCAACCGAAGCTCTGCCAGCAAACGGGTCTGTCCGCGATGCCATTCTTCACGCAATGAGGGATAGCAATATATCAACATAATTAGGAGTAGTTCTTATGGCCTCACCAGGTCTTACAGAAATTGTAACAACTACCCTGCGGAATCGATCCAAACAGCTTGCGGACAATGTGACCAATCACAACGCTTTGCTGAACCGGATGAACTCCAAAGGCAATATTGTCGAACTATCTGGCGGTCGAACAATCGTTCGCGAGATGGAATATCAGGCTAACGACACGGCAGCTTTCTATAGCGGTTACGAGGTGCTTGATGTTTCCCCGGCGGACGTTCTAACGGCTGCTGAATTTGATTGGAAGCAGCTTGCTGGCACTGTCACCATTTCAGGTCTCGAAGAAGTTAAGAATAATGGCCCTGACGCTATTATTAACTTGCTCGAAGCTCGAATTGGTGTGCTTGAGCGGTCACTTGAAAACAAGGTTGCCACCGCGCTTTACAGCGATGGCACTGGGTCCAGCGGAAAAGAAATCGGCGGCCTTCAGCTTCTGATTGCTGACGCTGGAACAGGAACGGTCGGCGGGATTAATTCCAGCACCTTCTCGTTTTTCCAGAATGTTCAGACGACAGCAACCGGCAGTGCGTTTGCCAGTGCCAATGTCCAGGCCGACATGAACACCATCTACCTTCAGCTCGTTCGCGGAGTAGATAAGCCGGACACGATTACGGCTGATGCGATTGCTTACAAAGCCTTTTTGGCTTCGTTGCAGACAATTCAGCGCGTGGCAGATGCCGACATGGCAAACGCTGGATTCGTGACTACGAAATACCTTGGTTCTGATGTCTTCTTTGACGATCAGTGCCCAGCAAATCACATGTATTTCGTGAACACTAATTACCTCCGCCTGGAGGTCGCCAGAGACCGGAACTTTGTTCCGCTGGAAAGCCGCATGTCGGTTAACCAGGACGCTTTGGTAACGCCAATGGTCTGGTCAGGAAATATGACTGTCAGCAACCGTGCCCTTCAGGGCGTGATCCATACATAGGAGGATTATTTAATGTCTACTATTCCAGTCATTGGAATTGATCCTGCTACCGTGGGAACAACTGCCGAATATGGTCTCGGACAGCTTGGGTCGATTATCGACTCTGGCGGCGTGACCAAAATCTACAAATACGTTCAGTACGACACAGGCGCGGGTTCCGTAGCGGCTGTGTCTGGTCAGGTGGCGTACTACTACACTCTTGATGGATACAAGCTGAACAAAGTCAGTTCTGATCTTTCCGACAGCATTGAAATTGGCGCGGGCGTTCTACAGAGCGCACCGACCGATGGACAGTTCTGTTGGGTTCAGATTGCCGGTCCAGCAACGCTTTCGATTGCGTTGACGGCTGGCGCTGATGGCGACCCGCTTACTCCAACAGGTAGCGGCGACGGCACCCTCGACGTTTCGGGGGCAGTCACAGACAACGTTTGTGCGATTGCCGGGGACATCTCAGATAAAGAAATTATCTGCACGTTCCCAATTTAACAGTGAGAGGGGCAGCCAAAGCTGCCCCTTTTTCTTTTCTTTAACAATTTGAAAGTATCAAGCTATGCCAGAGGCAAACGTAAATGCGAATTTTTATCGTTCCAGCCTGAACGGCGTCGAAAAAGATTTCGTCTCCATTACTATTAAGGGTCAAAAAGACAATTGGGTTGGCCCTGTCCGCCCAATAGATTTGACCCGTTTCCCAGACGAGTGGTCAATTTATAAAGAGGGTAATAAGTCTAAAAAAGTCGGCACGCCCCTCACAAATTTGCCGGGGATGAATGAGCCAAAATTGACCGAACTTGCCTCGCGCGACATTGAAATGATCGAAGAGCTTGTCGATATGTCCGATGGCGCAATCATGTCAATGGGGCCGATCTGGTTTGAGCTAAAGAAAATTGCGCTTTTATATATTGATGCCAACGGGCGAGCCGACAAAGTGGTCGCGCTTGAAAAACCCGCTGCGCGCCGTGGTCGTCCTCCAAAGAAAGTTGAAGATAATGACACTGTTGTCAATTTGTCAGAACGCGTCTGACTACGTTGGATTTGAGCGGCCGAATCATATTTTTGGCTCGTCCGACGCAACGGCTCGCCAGCTTTTAGTTTGCGCCCAAAGAACAGGCCAAACATTGGTTAGCCGAGGCGCTTGGACAATTCTGCAAAAAGAACACACTTTTAATACAGCCAGCGGAACTGCGAGCTATGCGCTTCCCGCTGATTTTGAAAGTGTAATTAACGACACCGAATATAATCGCGCAGACCAGGAGCAAATGCGGGGGCCACTAAACGCGCAGCAGTGGCAGTTTGTAAAAAGCGGCATTGTTGCCGCTGGGACACAGCAGCGATTTCGTTTTAAAGCTGACAGCAATGTCCGCAAACTTTTTATCGATCCAACGCCAACATCTATTGAAGCGTGTGTTTTTGAATACGTAAGCAACGCGTGGTGTAAGTCAGCCAGCGGCACTGCCCAGTCAGCCTGGGCGGATGATACTGACACTGGGATACTTGATGAGAACCTTATGGAAATTGGCATAACTTGGCGCTTTCAACAATTGCACGGTTTTGATTACGCGGAGAATTTTAGGGAATTTCAGATTAATGCAGCGCGTCTTTTGGGCGCAGACGGCGGTGCGCCGGTTTTAGCAATGGACAATCGGAATAAATTTAGCGGGTCGCCTTACGGCTATAATCTACCTGAATCTGGATACGGCACATGACGCTTGCTCCACTGCCGCAAGCACAAAAATTTACAAGTACCACAGCCTCAGTTTTGCCTCCTGTTGGCGGTTTAAATAGCCGAGATAGCCTTGATGGAATGGCTCCTGAAGACGCCATAGTCCTAGATAACTTTTTTCCTACGACAGGAAAAGTTAGCTTGCGTGAAGGGTATTCGAGCTTTGCAACAAACGTCGGAACTGGCGACGTTAAAACTCTTGTTGAACATTACGCGGGCGACACCAGAAAACTTTTAGCCATAGGGAGCAACGGAACTCTTTATGACATAAGCGCCGGAGGCAGTAGCCCGACTGCGATAAAAACTGGCTTGAACAGCAGCATTGCCCAGACAGCCGAATTTGACGGCAATACGCTTTTCGTTACCGGAGCGGATACGCCGTTTTTTTTCAATGGCACAGACGACACGAATATGTCGATCACTTTGTCAGACAGCAGTAGTGTGACCACGCTCGATGGTGTGCATGTTTTCAAGGGCCGAGTTTACTACTGGAGAGGCACAGACCAAGGGTTCTATTACTCAGCGACTGTAAACACTTTTCAAGGTAATTTTACCTTGTTCCCGTTAAACCGCGTTGGGAATTTTGGCGGTGACTTGCTGATGGTTACAACGCTGACTCAGGACGGAGGGGAGGGCGTTGACGATCTAATTGCTTTTGTAATGACAAGCGGGGAGGTCATTGTTTATTCCGGCGACAATCCAGGTGATGCAAACGGGTTTGCTTTAATTGGCACATTCCGAATTGCCGAGCCGGTGCCACACGTCCGCGCCGCCATCAAGCTGGGGGGCGACGTGGCCGTGGTCACAAAAGAGGGCATTATTGCAATGTCTTCTGTTTTTCGTTCAGCCACAGTTGCCCAAAAAGCGCAGGCTCTGTCGGAAAAAATACGCGGCAGTTTTATCGACCAAGTTGCAGCAACCGGCGCAACCGCTGGGTGGGAATTGTTTCTATCGCCTAACGGCGACAAGCTGATTGCAAATTACCCAACAGGGTCAACAGCCGCGCCTTTCCAACAATTTGTTTTCAATCCTGTTATTGGCGCTTGGTGCCGTTTCACAGGAATAAACTCACACACTTGGGGAAAATTTGCGGGCGACATTTATTTTGGGTCAGGCAGCGGCACTGTTTTCAAAATGTCGGCAGACAGTAAAAGTGACGCGGGGGAAACAATCAACGCAGATTGCCGAACCGCTTTCAATTATTTTGGAAATAGGTCTCGTATCAAACAGTTCAATTCTGTCCAACCGTTCTTCGAGTCCGAGGGAGCTTTGACAATATCAACAGCTTTGTCGGCGGATTTCGATAACCAATTCACAACTTTTCAAACCTCGTCGTTCGACTCGTCCGGGGCAGTGTGGAACGTGGCGTCTTGGAATGTTGACAATTGGGCTGGCCTAACTTCTAGGACCAGACCCCGCATTGCAACAGCGGGTTTTGGGTATGCGGCCTCGCTTAGACTTAGAATTTCAACATCGACGCAATCGGTTTCCTGGCTGTCTATAGCCTATGGAATAAAACCAGGAGGGCCAATTTAATGGCGTTTTCAAACGGAACTTTTTCACGCCTATTTTCTTGGGCAAGTGACCAGTCAAATGGAATTAAAATTCGCGCCGACCGTATGGACGCTGAATTTGATGGAATGGCAACTGGTCTGTCTACGGCCCTATTAAAAGATGGCAGTCAGACGGCAACTCAAAGAATACCCTTTGCGCAGGGTGTTAAGATGGGCGGCCAATCGATTCAGTTAGACCCGGCAAATACTTCAGCAATCACTGCTTCAAGCAACAATGTAATTGTTGTTTCAGCCAATGGCGCAAATCAAATTACGATTAGCGATGGTGCGATTGCTCCTGTCACCGATAACGATGTGGATCTCGGCACAAGCAGTCTTGAATTTAAGGATGCTTTTTTTGACGGAACGGTCACCACTGACGGCCTGACGATTGGGTCATCAACTACTGTGACCAGCGTTGACGCAGATATGGCCGGTGGCGTTTCGGGCAGTGATGATACGCTGGCAAGCGCAAAAACGATTAAGGCTTACGTGGACGCGCAGGTCACGGCTGCTGATCTGGATTTTGCTGGCGGTACTGGCACTGGCGCAGTTGATCTAGACAGCCAGACGTTTACCGTCGCTGGCACTGCCAATGAGATCGAGACCGCAGCGAGCGGGCAGACGATCACCGTCGGCCTTCCCGCCAACATCACGATTGCTGGGGTGACGACGCATGGCGGCAATGTCGTTTCGGATACCGACAGCACGGATAGCCTCGGAACGACCGGCGTCCGTTGGGCTGGCGTATGGGCCGATGCCATCAACGGTGTGACCGCGCCCACGGCGCAGTATACGAGCGGGGAGGAAACTAAGCTCGCGGGTATTGAAACGTCTGCGGACGTGACGGATGCCACGAACGTCCTAGCTGCATTGGTTGGACAAGAGGCAGTTGCGACTGGCTTTACCGGGACTCTGGACGGCGTACTGGGCGGCGGCACCCCTGCCGCTGCGACCGTGACAACTCTGGGCGTTAATGGTGACATCACTTCTGATGCCGACGGTACAGACAGTATTGGCTCTACAGGAGTCCGGTTTCTCAAGGGCTGGTTTGATAGCGTTGCCGTAACGGGTGATGTTGCAGCCAGCACGGGGACATTCACAAGTACAGTTGATGTCCCAAATGTTAGAACGGCTAAA